TTGAATAGCTGCTGTTGCAACACCTACCGTTGCCATAATATTATTTTGTGTAATTGTATAAGGTGAAAATACAGATAGACCTTCATGAGCTGTTGCTGCACAATGAAACAATACATCAATGTCTTTTGTAATTTTAAGCATTGATTTAAAATCTGCACAATCTAATTTATAAAAATTATTTAAGAAAGGAATGTTTGCTTTATCTCCTCCTAATAAATTATCTACACCTATGACTTCGTATTTTCTATTAAGTAATTCTTTACAAATATGCGAGCCTAGAAATCCAGCTGCACCTGTGACTAAAATTGTTTTAGCCATTCTTATTTCTTTTAATTTTTCTTTTTAATTCTTGTCTCCAGATCCAATAGTCTAACCAAGATGAGAATTTTTTTATTAAATTAAATAACATTTTTATTTCTTTTGATATGGCCAAGAACGATTCCCTTATGCTCACCTTCTTTAATCGTATAACCAGAAGTTCCATTACCATTAATATCTACTTCTTTACGGCTTTTCATTAATATATTATTTTTCTTTTCTATTTCTTTATTAGAAAAGTTTTTAGCTATTAAATCTTTTAATCGTTCTAACATTAGAATGCTTTTTCAATTTTTAATATTGGTTTATCTATATTTGGTGAATTTATATTATTGCATGAAAAAAGCAATAACATAATAACTAAGTATTTCACTACCCGTTTTCTTGCTCTTTTGGTTGTGGTTTGTTAGCCATAGTTCGTGCAACTGATTCCGCACTGCGGCCTACGACATACCCCCCAAGGCCAATTTGAAGAAGTGTCCAAACATCACCTGGTAATTGAATTGTTATAGAAGCTTTAAAAAAGAATAAGATTACAGGTCCTAATACATAATTCCATACTAATATAAAAATTAATACGTACATTAAAAGGGGCCTCCAGCTCGATGCGAACCAGCCCGCTTTGGCCTCTGCCTCAATAATTTTTGCTGCAGCAGTTAATTCTTGTGTATTAGATTGTAGTAATTGAGTTTGTAATTGTGATTTTAATTTTTCTTGTAAATCTTTATCAGGAACTGATTTTTCAATTGTTGAAAAAAGAATTTTTGCAAGAGGTGCAACAGCTCCTAACATTTGAATCATAAATTAATACCACTTCGCTGATCTTTTTTTCTCCGCAAGCATTCTTCTTTGTCCACCAACTTTTTCTACTTGTGTTTCCTGTGGATTAGAAACTTCTACATCAATTCCACCTTTTAATGTTCCATCTGAATGTGTAAATTTTGCAAAATCAACTTGATTTCCAAATTCTGATCTTGAAGATGAATTTTTTACAACAGCTCCACCTTTTGCCATTGGTTTTCTAGATTGACCTGCTTCTGATAAAGCAATTGCAATTGCTTGTTTTGGACTTTTTACTTTTTTAGAAGACTTACCAATATTAAGTTCTCCTTTTTTAAACTCTCTCATCACCTTACCAATTTTTTTTTGACCGTTTTTCATATTATATTCCTTTTATTTTCATTTGCTGTACGCCTTGTTTTGCAAGACTTACTCCGGCACGTAGTTTAGCTAAATCTTCGTTTTGTTCAAGCTTATTTTCATTATTTTGTTGATTCATTAAAGCTTTCATCTTGTCTAAATTGATCCTATCTTCAGCTTCCTTACGTTTTTGCTCGTTTTCCATAGCTCTTAAGTCAACTTCACGTGATTTTAACTTCAATAATGGGTCAGAATCAAATTGAGAAGTGATTTTATTTTCTTCTTTCATGAAATCAGAGGTCATTTCAGCCACAAGTACTGCTTTTCTAGACTCAATTTTTTGTGTCATCATTTGTAACTGTTGAGCAATTGCAGGATTTTGGGCTGCTTGTTGTTGTAATATAGGTAATTGTTGTAATTCTTGAGAAAATTCTAATTGAACTTGTTCTTGAGCCATGATTGAGATGTGTTCAAGTATATTTTTTTGAATTGAAGCAACTATCATTGGATTATTTCTAACCATGTTTAATTGCATAAAGTTTAAATGAGCTTCTATATGTGCTCTATGATCTTGTCCTGGGAAAGCTTGGAATGGTTGAGAACCCATTGCGCTAATGTGTTCTAAACTTGGATCCATTGGCATTGGTCTTGCAGGTGGTGGTAGTATTAAATCTATATTGTCTACACCAATTGCTTGATACATATCTTTATAAGCTTGATATAAATTATGAATTTGTGGATTAGATTGAGCAAGTTGTAATTGAGTTTGTGCTAAACTAATTCTTTGAGTTTGAGAAAATATATTTGGATCTGCAACTGGAACAATATCAACTCTATCATCAAAGTCCGCAACTTTAATTTGTTTATTTCCACCTACTACATCATATGGATATATGGGTGGTAGATAAGTTTTAAATACATCTGCTAATAATTTAAATTCTTGTTTTAAAGAAGCATAAATTCTTTTGTGGATTGCTGACATTACACGTGAACCTCTTTCAAGTAATGCTAAAGTTGTACCTACTGCCGCTTGTTGATTTCCTTCGCCTACTTGATTGTCTGCTATACTTGCAAATCTTTGTCCTGCTTGCACTACTATACCCATTAATTGTAATAATACTTGATCAGGTCCTTTAAATGGTAATGGCATAAACGCATCTTTTAAATTTCCTCCAGGTGCATCTACATCTCTGAATTCTCCAGGTTGTAAAGGTTGTGCATCATCTCTAACTCTAATACCTCTCATTTTAAATCCAGATGGTAAATTAGCTAAAGTACCTGCATCTAATAATTGTCTTAAAGCTGATGTTGCAGTTCTAGATAGACCACCAATCATATGAATTAAACCAAAGCCGTAGAATCCTAAACCTGGTAAAAATTTAAAATGAACAAAGTAATTAGTTCTATTTCTTAATGGATCTTCTGCTTTGTAATTACGTCTAATAGATAAAACTTCTCTTGATCCTTCTTCAATCGTTACAACGTATGGAAGTTTAATTCCTGTGGGCTCACCAGTTTGAGGATCTTTATCTTCAAAACCTTCTAAATCTAAATTAACATGACATTCTAATAAAGTATAAATATCATCTTGTCTTTCAACTCTAATTCCCTCTAATTCTCTTTGTTTACTTTTTATTTCATTTTCTTTTAATGGGGGTTCTCCAAGTTCCACATCTTTATAAAAACCATTTACTTGTTGTTTACGTAAATCATTTTCAGAAATTTTAATTACATGAATAACTGCTTCTGCGTCTTCTAATGATGTTGCTGAATAAGGAACGATTAAATCTTCTGCAGGAATAAATTTAGATACTGCTCTACCTAATATTGAATCATAATAAACTTTTTTAAATGTAGAACCTGATAAAGGTAAATAAAATAACATTTGATCAAATTCAGATTCATATTCTTTCATAACATCCATAATTTGATAATTCATAAAATCTTTAACTCTATTTGCTTGATCTTGTCGTTCAGGTGTTATTGATCCAACAATCTGTGTTCGCACTGGCCCATCTGCTGGTAATAATTCTTTATAAGCTTGTGATTGAAATTGTGTTACTGATTCTGCAAGCACTGGATGAGTTACTCCTGATGCACCTTTAAATGGTTCTGTTCGTCTTTCATATTTAAATCCTAATAGATCTAAACCATTAGTGTATGCCATTTCCCAATCTTGTCGTGAAGATCTATATTCATTATAGTCATCCACTAACTCTGCACCTATTTCAGTTAATTCTTGTTCGTCAATTATTTCTGCTAGATTAAATAAGTGATCACTAGATTGTAATTCTTGAGTTGGGTTAAAAGAGATTTCTGCACCACCATCTTCCATTGGATTAATTTCAATGTTTTCATTTGAAATTTGTGGAATTAATTCATCTCTAGTTTCTAGAGCAATTTCTTGTTCTTTAAATTCTGGGTCCGAAGGAGTTGGACTAATATTGGGTAATGATTTATCTATTTCAGCCATGATTATATTCTATCTTTTTTTAAACAATGATTCAACACCTTGTGGATTAGGACCTCTAACAGGTGGTACCGTTTTTGTCAATCCACCGTCAGCAAGTTCTAGCTGAAATCTTCTTCTTAAATATTCTTCAACAGGCATAGGTGAATAAGATTTAAGAGGTGCTACATCTCTTGGTTCAAACATAGGCATTGTTTCCATTATGTAATCTTCTAGTGTATCAAAATTTGGTTTCTTTGCTTCTATGTTTCCTGCTAATTCTTCCTCTGAATAAGATTCATATTTACTTAATGGATCTTCAGGTCCTAACTTATCTCCCTCTTTTTTTTCTTTTTTTCTTTTTACAATTCTACCACCATCTTTATAATTGAATACTGGTGATCCTTTACGTTTTAAAAATCTTCTAAAGCCAGCATTTGTATCTGGAAATAATTCAGGATTTGCATTAATTAATTCTATAAATTCTTCTTTGAGTAATTTTCTAACATCTTCAGATACAGATCCACCATCTTTAAATTCTATATCTGATGGATCAAAGCTTGGATCATCGGGTAATCTTCCTTTTACATCTTTAGTAGTTTTTAATTTATTATAAACTTCATTTAAACTTTCATTAGTATTCTTACCGGTAATTAATTCTTTAGCTTTACTTCCAAATATATTTTCAAATACATCTTCAGCTTTACCTCTAGATAGTTGGTCTATTTGTTTTGCATTTAAAGATATTAAATCATCATCTAAAAATTGTTTAATTAAAGTTTCAGCTTCAATAGTTTTTCTACTAATAGAAGCAACGCCTTTTTCTTTCATTAAACTTTCAAGTCCTGGTCCTGTAATCTTTTCTTTAGTTGCTAGATCTACAACATCAGCAGTTGTTTCTTTTGGTT